ATGTTGTCACTGAAAACGCTCAGTACCAACACTAGCCGCTCTTCTCGTCTCGCGCTCTCTGCTCGTCCTTGCCTTCGAGCCTTGAAATTCGCTCACGCAGGTAGCTTACTGCGATGGCAAGGTAAACGATCCCGATAATCTCCAGCGAGTTGATCGTGATGAGCGCCTCGTCGGGGATGCTCGTAATCGCAACAAGCACGGCTCACTCCGCAACGCGAACGAAGACCGTGTTCTGATTCCTGGAATCACGATTGCGGCGCATTACCTCGCCGCCGTTACTGTCATCGCCCACCGAAGTATTGCCTTCGATGGCTGTAAATGTAGAAGGAGAGCTACCCGACCACTTTTCAAACAGGCCCACATGGTCGTACGTTCCATCCCTGCCCCAGTCGTAGCAGACGAGATCACCAAATTGCGGTGAATTTGGAACACTGAGGCCGTTCCTCTTGTTCTTCGCATCGCTGACAATGTACGGAACGTAGGCATATGCGCTCCCACGCTTGAAGCTATTCGTCGGCTTGCCGCCAAGCACATCGCAGTACGTGATGAAAATGGCGCACCACGGCTGAAAATTCACCCCATACCATTGGCCGAAGATCGTGTTGTTGGAATTCGCCGGAGACTCCTTGAAGCCGAGATACGTGAGCGCCTTTTCCATCCGCACCTGAGCGGCGGTCTTCGTCTTCGGAGGCTCGGGAGGAGTGTCCGAACCGCCGAACATCTGAAAAGCCTCCGCGAACAGGTTCTGCGCGGTCACGTCGAGGAGCGGCTGCCCTGCGTTGGGAAGCCCCTGCGGGATCCTCGCAGAGCAGAGGGTGTTGAAGCTCGACGGGCCAAACCAGCCGGTCGGATCGATTTTCATTTGCCGCTGGAATCCAGCCAGACCGGAATCGCTGACGTTGCCGCCGCTCTTCCCGTGCGAGATCGCGTTTGAAAACTGACGGTCGAATCCAGAGGCAGGCCCAGGCCAGCGGCCACCTCTCCACAGCCCTCGCTTGATCGCCTCTACGTCCGGCCCGTTTGCCGAAGGCGTTTTCCCTTTTGCGGATGCGTCCGGTGGATAGAGGCTCCTGGGAAACATCGCGGCCGGGATGACCATCGGCCCGCCGGGGTAGGCAACTTCATACCATTCGGGCATATTTCACTCCATTCTCTGGTCTGGATCCTTGAGCCACCAGATCGCGACGATTTTCCTTCGCCCGTACATGACTTCCTCGAAGCGGATGAAGCCGTCAACCGGATCGGTCACGTCGATCTGGATCGAGCCTACCTCGCGAATGACCCGTGAAAAATACTCGCGGATCTTCGAGTCAAGCTCCGTGGACGGCTGGAGCGAGTCGGCAAGCTCGTACACTTCCCGGTTGGGAGTCCAGATCCGACGCAGCCGCTCGACGGGTGTCCACATTTACAGCGCCCGCATCAACTTGTTCACGACGATTGTCGGCTGAGTGTTCACGTGAACGGCACCGCCACCGGCATTCTGGGTCGAGATCCCAGTCGAAGCCGCAGCGAGTGTAATTCCAGCCGCCGCCGTGGCAAGCGTTACCCCCGTGGTCTTCGAGGCAACAGTGATGACGGCGCTACCGTTCTGAATCGAGACTCCGGCGACGTGATTTGCAATCGTGATCCCGGTCGGCGCAGATCCGGAGTTGATAGCGCCGATCACAGGGTCGGCTGACCAAGCTGCCTGAACTGCATCGACGTGAGCACCGCTTGAGATGAGCGGGATCGAATGCGAGTGCTGCGGATCGTTTACATTGTGGTTGTGGCCCGGGTCTGTCACTCCGTGGGCGTGCCCAGAATCGGTCGCCGTGTGAAAATGCCCCGGGTCGTTCACATTGTGCGCGTGTCCCGGGTCGGTCAAGGTGTGCGAGTGGGGAGACTCGTTCACGCCGTGGTTGTGGGCCGGGATCTGACCAGTCGTGAGGGTAATTCCCTCCGACCCTCCTGCGCCGCCTAGAGTTGCTCCTGCGACTCCTGAAATCGCAAGAGTCAGGCGTCCGGCCGCAGCACCGCCCATGTCGTCCTTGCCCGCGTTTACACGGCCGCGCATGTCGATGATCCCGAACGTCGTCGCTCCGTCGCCGTTCCCGTACGGGTAGCCCGCAAGCTGCGCGAGGTTGTGCAGAGCCGCATACGTCGTTCGTGAAATCGTCTGGCCGTACGGAAGAATCGCTCCGGCCGGGATCTGTGCTGCCGCCCAGGGCCAGTCCATCACAGAGCCGATGGGAACCTCCCAGACCGATGGTGAAATCGGCCCCCAGACGGGAGCGGCATCCGTCCCCTTGTTCCACTCGTACTGATTCGTCGTCGTGTTGAGGATCTGGAGTCCGTACGGCCGGGAGCCTGCGGGAATCGCGTCACGCTGAGCCGTTGTAAACGCCCCCGGGTACAGCCCGCCGAGGCCACGAACGATCCCGTCCGTCCTGAGTGCGCCGGAGAGTCTTGCCTCACCCGTCCCGTAGCGAAGCAATTTCAGTGCGGCTTCTCCGATGCCGAACGCAGCCGCGTCTACCTCTTGACTGAAATTCGCTTGGTCGGCGTAATGATCCTGAATCGCGTTCAGGTCACCCGCGTACAGACGCCCATTGGGAGCAAGCCCTGTGCTCTCGAAAACCTTCACTCTCGTTCCCATACGTTTTCACCCCCTCTACACGTTGACGTTGATACCGGTGTTGTAGAGCTTCATGATCTCGTCCGGGGAAAGCGCCCGGTTGAAATACGCCGCCTCATCGACCTTGCCATCGAAGGCACCAAACGTTCCAGCGCCGACGTAACACGGCCCCGACGCTAGCATGATCGTCCCGGGAAAGCGCGAGCTTGCTACGGCGAGAACGCCGTTTACATACAGCCGCAAGACCAGTCCATCGAACGTGCCCACCACAAAGTATTTCGAGCCAGCCGCGATTACGTTGGGGGCAGTCAAAATCGAAAACTGGGTAGCGTTGATCCACGCTGAAAAAACAGCATACCCGCCTCCCCAAAGAGACAGGTACGTCGTCTCGTTGGCTGACGTGAGAAAACCTGCGTAGGCGTTTGCTGCGGGAACTGTGTCCGGCTGGATCCATGCTACGAGAGACGCTGCCGAGTACGGCGTTTGCAGTGGCGCACCCGAAGCCTGAAAATACGTACCCAGGGTGAAGTCTGTCGCACCATCGGCACCGCCGATAGCAGCGCTGAGAAGCCCAGGCGCAGCCATGTTTCCCGCAGTGGCACCCGTAGGCGTCAGTGTCATCCCGTTCCCTGACGAGTCGGCAGTATTTCCAAGCCGCCAGTACCCGATTGGTGCCATGCTCCGCATCGTGCGGAAGTAGTCGAGGATGTTCGCGTGCGTGTTGTCGATGGTGAATGAAATTCCAGCCGGAGTGATCCGCTTCAACTGCCGATTGAGCGTGGCGATGTCCGGAGTGGACGTACTGGCGATCCAAACCTCGTAGCTGAAATTTGGTTGGTTCTCGTACACCTCGAAGAGCGTCGCGACGTTGCTCGCCTCGCCGTAGATCGGAATTCCAGCCGATGTGACCGGGACGCCTTCCGGGATTAGCTGGATCGGGTTTCCGAACGTCGTCTCGATTGCCGAGGCAATTGCAGCATCGCGCCTTGATCGAGTGAACGGCCCTCGCTGAAGCCGGGCAAGGACTGACTGCCGCCGCAGAGCCGTCGAGCTACCCGCCGGATTCGGTGGAAGCCCAACCTCGATTTCCCACTGGTCGAGGAAGAGGCTTGCCGTATCCACGAAGTGTTCGTTGTAAAGCGTGTCCTGCCAGTTGGCAATGTCCTGGGCGACATCGCTGAAAATCTTGCGGATGATGTAGCCGAAGTTCGAGTTCTGGTTCTCAGGGAAAAGCCCCGGCGGGGACTCGTCCATGAAAACAAGCTCGGCCTGGGTGAACGGAACCTCCGGCGGAAGCGTCGGCTGGTTCGGAGTCGGCGGGTTTACAGGCTCTTCGAGCACGCTCATGAGACGGTGATCGTCCCAGTCGTCCGCTTGCTACCGGCGGGGGTGGTCTGATTCGTCGTCGGAGTCGTGACTATCACGTCCAGGATCCCAGGAAGGCCGAAAACGGAGTCCACGATCCCGGAGAGGTACATCGTCGCTCCCGTCTCCAGTCCGTTGATGTAATTCGAGACGGCCAACTGCACGGACGGGGTAACAGCCGCCAGTGTGAAATCGGGCGTCGTCGTCACATCGACCGTCACATCCGTCACGAGCGCCGTGAACGACGCGACGATGATCGTGATGTTCGCGTAGTCGAGTTCGTCCAACGCAGTCTGAACGGCGCTGATCGTCTCGGGAGGGGCAATCGAGCCATTCGGCCCTGTGATCCGGACAGTGACCGTGCCGTTTACAGGGGTGTTCTCGAAAACCGTCGCCGTCTCGACGCCGGGGACGTTCAAGGCCCATGCCTGAATGTCCGCGACAGAGCCAGTCTGCGGGTTCCGAATGAAATCCAGAAGACGATTCCGGTAAAGCTCCGAGTCCTCGGGATCCGTTCCGCCTGTAAACGGGTTCTGGTTCGTCACGTCGGTCAGGCCACCTGGCCCATCTGAAATCACCGTGATCGTCCCGGCGATGACATTGCCCTCGATGCCCACGTCCTGGGCCTGGGCCTGCACGGGAACGCGATGGGCTGTATCCACGGCAGGAGGAGTCTGAGCGGCTGCAATCGAGGCATCTGTCGCATTGTCCACGAAGCTCGCGGTCGTGTTTTCGAGGAAGGAGCGAACGAGCCTGAAATTCCCGGCCCCGTTCACGTCCCTGTAAACATTGCGACCTGTCGTCCCAGGGCCACCGAGGGGAATCGCAGTCACGTTGATCTGATGCGCCGAGACGCTCAAGATGTTGGACGGCTCCGAGGGAAGCGTCTCGCCCTGGGCGGTCAGGAACGTGACGATGTATTCGTACGCCCCTGTGGGATTTCCAGCCGTCGCTGAAGCCGTGACAACCGGAGCGTCCGGATCCCCCGGTGCGGGAATCGAGACATCGACGGTCGTAGTGAAATACACCGGGTCGATCCCGTTGCCCGGGTCGTACGCCACGAGCGAGCCTTGAGGGATGAACGTGCCGTCGTCTCCTGAAAACATGACGACGCCCGCTGAGCGCGTTCCCAGCATCATCGGCAAGCCGTACTGGTCGCCGTAGCGAACGAGCGCCTGGTAGCTCGCCGTCGTCACGAACATGTCTTCGAGCAGAAGCTGCTCTGCCAGATACAGGCTCTCGAACTGCCCGGACTCGATGTCGAAGATGATGCGAATTACACCATCCGCTCCGACGTACACATCCGGAATCACTCCCGATAGCTGCGCGAGCATCGCCGCGAGGATGTCTTCCCGCGTCTTGTAAATGCTGGAAAGCGAGACGGGCACTAAGCACCTCCTCCGACAACGGGAATGACAACGGTCGTGGAACTGAGATTGCCTGTCGGAACGTCGAGGCTCGCCTCATCGAGTTCCTGGCTGATGATGTACTCGACCTTGACGACGAGAGACTTCGTGTCTTCGTCGTAGAACGAGAGGATGTCCTGAATTTCAATATCCCCCATCGGTCGCAGAGCGTCTCTCACCCGGGCATCGACTTCGAGCGCCGCGTCGGGGGATTTCCCGAACGTCTGGTAGAGATCGCTCCCGAACGTCTGCTCGAAGTCGTAGAGCCACGAGCCACGATGGGAGATGAGGCGGATCGTGATCCTCTGGTTTACAAGATCCTCGCCGGAGATCCCGGCCAGGTCACGGTTCCCTGCCAGGATCAGATCTCCGTGCGGTGACAATGCGAGATCATAGGCCATTAGTCTTCAGTCTCCACCCAGTTTTTCCCTTGCACTACTCCCAGGCAACGAGGCAGTCTGGTACTGCCAAGCTCGAACGCGACAAAAACGGTTTCACCGATTTTCGGGACGGCAACCCTAGCACGAGCATGCCGGACTCTTGCATTTCCATTTTCATCAGTGTCGTAGT